TGCTTTTTCTTTTTGACTGACACCAGTGATAAGTTTCTCAACACGTTCTTGATAGTCGGTAAATTTTTCGTCACAATCAGCGATTTTTTGTCTCTTCTTGTTGATGTCATTCTCACCTTCCTCCTCTATTTGTTTGATAAATCTTTTCTGCATTACTATTTTATCTGCAACAGATTCTTTCTTCAACTCTAAGACTTTGATACGGTCACGACAGACCTTGAGTTTCTCTTTCAGTAAGTCAGACATAGTAGAGAATACTTTGATGTCTAACAGGTCTTCTATGACCTCCCTGCGATGTGGAGCACTAAGTTGCATGAAAGGCACGAAAGAAGCACTGCCAAGTATAACAATTTGAGTGAAAGATTTGTAGTTGAGTTTGAGTATTTGTCCTTCCAAATACTTCTGTTGATCGTTTGCAGAAGAGTCCTCATTGAGTTTTTGTCCATTTTTGTAAATTTCAAATACATTTGGTTTGATACCACGGATGACCTGATAATCCACGTTTGATATAGAAAAATCTATTTCAACTCTTGCATCTCTTTCATTGATACTGTTGATCAATTGAGTCTTACTTATTTTTCTGAACGGTTTACCGAACAATGAGAAAGTCAAAGCATCAAGCAGGGTGCTCTTACCCGAACCATTGTTACCTACAATCAAAGTATCCTTGTGAGTGTTCAAAGGAATGGTTGTAAAATAATTTCCTGACGATAGGAAATTTTTATATTTTATTTCTTTAAACTCTATCATTCGGTGGTGGTGGAATAACTATATCATCTTTGCCAATAATAGTATATCTCGTACCTGTTCTTTCGCAAGCAGCAATTGCTACATTATCTTTTACATGGATCACAACCATTTCTGGGTCTCCCTGTGCTTCTAGTTGTTCTGCATACCTGTAAGCATCGTCTTTCTCTTCAAACATAAAGACAACCTTCTCTCCATATTCATTCAAGACAGCGTAAGCACCCTCTTGACTCAATCCTTTGATAGTTATTATATGCATTCTAACGCTTCCGTATAAATTTCACTGATAACTTTCTTTATTCTAATCCTATCTAGATCAGTGTCAAGGTCATCAATATATTTTGTAAGTAATGTCATGGTGTCCTCAGTCTGGTCAATCACCTCATTTGCAATCGCCAAATGATCTGTCCTCTCTACTATTTTTACATCAACAGGTCTCGCTTTGTCAAGTGCTCTCATAAATCTATTATACTCTTTCTCATCACTCTTCTGTCTCACAACAACTTTGACTATCTTGCCAGTATATTCTGTAAAATTTGTTAGTTGTCTAGGGGTGTCATGATAGTTGATTACCTTGTATAATTGGAATGGATTGTTTATTGTTTTGAGTTTCAATGTCTCTGTATCATAGATATGAAATCCTCTCTTATCATTCACATCATTCCAAAACATCTCGTACGGATTACCTAGGTAATAAATCGTACCATTATTACTTCTAGTATGATAATGCCCACTAAAAACTTGTTTGAATTTATTGTATATCTCAAAGTCTGCACCATGCTCCATGAGATGTCCATGAGTAGCAACGAATCCGTTGAGTTCCAAGTGACCCATTGCAACTTTACACTTAGTCTCCTTTATTTTTTTGTATGTTTCAATCTCGTTTTCGATGTTGATCCAAGGTATGAAAAGTATATCTAAGTTATCTACCCTTAATTCCTGACACTCAGAAATAGTGGTGACATTATCATACTCTCGTAGTAATAACTCGATAGTATTGATCTCGTTAGTGTTTTTGTAGAAAGCAGTATGATTTCCGACAATACTAACCAAACTAATGCCCATATTGCGAATAGGGTCGAAATAATGTTTCTTCGCCCAATCCAAAGAATATGAATCAATACCTTTACGATTGTCAAAAGTGTCACCAAGGTCGAGAATAGTTGTGATACCTTCTCTTTCAAGTGTTGGAAAGAAAGTTTCTTCATAGAACTTTAGGAAGTAATCGTGGTATAACTTTGATCCTTTCTTGAATCCAAAGTGTTGGTCTGTGATAATAGCAACCTTCATCTATTATTATTCCTATACTGTATGGCATCCTTGATTTGATTGTATTCAGATGTCTTACCACTTTCGTCTGCGACGAAAACTTCGTCAAACCCAGACCTCTCTATAATTTTTTGTCTTATTTCTAATTGCTTCTTCTCTTTCTGTATTCTACGTAAGAAAGCATAGTGTATGATCTGAGTAAAATATGCAAATGGATTTGTAGATTTTTCAGGGTTGAAGTTGTTTATGTATTGTACACAGTTCTCTATACCATCACATATCATATCATCCTTGAACATGTAGTTTACAAAGTTTGGTTTATATGATAAGTGTGTAGCAATTTTTAGGAAACACTCTCCAAGGTAGTTTGTGATACGAGGTTTAGGTTCACCCTTTTCTTCTGCTTCTTTAATAGATGCTTTATATGCAACGATAGCATACAGGAACTCTTTGTTATTGACGTAGTGTTCAGATCGTTTACGTGCCATTTATGTTCTTTTGTATACACAAATTATAGCATGACTTGACAACGTTGGCAAATACCTGTACACTAACAGTGTCGCTGTTCAAACGGGAGCTATAGGTCTTTTTTAGGTTCTTTAGAGGCAGAGTCTGCTTTGTATAATTTTTCTATAATTTCTCTCGCTTTACTTACAGAGTTTATATATCCCATAGTCCTATCAATATCAGGGTGTTGACGCTTGAACCCACCCTCAATGATACTTTCGTAGGTTTTGATCACTAAGTCGTCTTTGATCTCAGATAGAGTGATAATCTTATCAAGACTTAATATGAATACCTCTTCATCTGTCATTTTCATCCAAGGTTCAAACTTGTACCCAAGGGGGACATTCGCTCCATGGGAGCGAACCTCTTGACATATGACAGGGTTATCAATAATTATTTGTTCTTCTTCCGATGAATAATCTACAATAACTTTAGTTAGAATCTCTTCACCACTGACAAGTTTTACCGTTGCAACGAACTCGTCATACGGTTCTTTATTCTTCTCAGATTTTGATCTGAATAATTTCATAACTGAACTTTTCCTCGTTGTAGTATTTGATGCGTTCAATCAAATGATTCAATGTATAGTTTTGTTTAGATTTTTTCTTACAATCATCCGCTATATCATATAGAGTAGCGTTCAATTTATCTTTACTTTTTCTAAGGACTCTACCTATAGATTGTAGAGTTCTGATCCTAGATTTACTAGGAGAAGCAAAGATGACATTATGTAGATTCTTGATGTTGATACCTGTAGAGAATGTGCCAAATGATGCAATGATGATTGCGTCATTTTCTTTCTCGGTGATCTGTCTTACCGACTCTCTCTCCTCAACATCTACTCCACCGTGAACAAAGAAAATTTTTCGTTCATCATTATTTATTATATCGTAAAGCACCTCACCATGGGTGGCAACCCTACTGTATAGTATCAAAGTGTTACCTTTCAAGTCGTGGGCAAGGTTCTTGATAAAATTATTTCTTTTTTTATGTGTGATAAGATACTGCACTTCATCCTCATATGTGTCAAATACTATGGGATCATGTTTAAGAAGCAGCACCTTGATGTTGAGTGTTGCTAGATAACCTTTCTCCTGTAATTCTTTAGTATTGACGATTTTGTAAGAGGGTCCGAATAAACCTTCAAGCACCCACTTATGAGTCTGTGTACCATCAAGCGTACCTGTGAAACCATACCTATACTTTGTATCATAGAGTTTAGTCATGATACTTACTAATGATTTGGATTTGAATTGATGTGCCTCGTCACCTATAACTACATCAAACTTTTCAAACCACGTCTTAGGTAGTTTGTATATTGATTGCCACGTCGAAATTATGACTGGTTTCTTACTGAGCAAGTCTTTACCTGCATAGATTTTATGACAGTATGTGTCTGCCTCCCAACTATAGTCTATAAAGTCCTTGTACATCTGTTCCACCAATGATGTAGTGGGAACTATGATGAGAGTTGACCTCTGATGCTCTGTGTGGTATCTTGTGATAGCGTATATCATAAGGGACTTACCTGACCCTGTAGGTGATATCAACAGTCTTCTATTTTTTTGCAATGCATCAAACACACCCTCAATCTGATAATCACGAGGTTTGTATTTTGAGATTCCCGTTAGGTAATCCTTTACTCCCTCATGAGAGACTGATTCCGTCTCTTGGTACGGGAGGCCATAGAACTTGGAGTTCTCAAATTCGTACTCGTAATCGTATCTCCGACAAAATTGAACAATCTTATCTAGAAGACCAACGTAGATTTGACGCTTCTGTAGATTGAATAATCTTATCTTACCATCCCAATACTTTGATCTGTACTGAGGCATAAACTTTGCACCAGGCACATCAAATGTAAACTCATCTTGTAACTCGTGACTTATATGTGCATCGCATTCTATCTGTAAATATACTTCATTCTTCTTTTTGATAATGAGATTAGCCATAACCTGAAGAGAACCTTCGCCACTCAATAGCATTCTTTATTTGATAGGTTCTATTAGAAACTTGTCTGAGTATCTCTTCAAGATACTTCAACATGGTGTCGTAGTATTCAATTTTCAGTTTGACCTTACTCAGTTTCTCGTCTGAGTCAAGATATAACTTGAGGTCATCTTTGTCTCTGACCTTGTAGGGAAAGGGTTCTTGAGCATATATGTCTGCTGTTGCTTTCCCTGTGTAATACTTACGTCGATCTAATAGACTACTGGTATAGACTGCTTCATCACGCTTACGCATGAGCAGTATTGTATTATATAGGTTGTAATATCTGGCGTGTAACTGTGGTATCTTTAGACTC